AAGCCGTATTCAGATATGGATGAATCCAGGTGGATCTCTGAGCATTTCTCAGGACGCATTCAGCCCAAAGAGATCGTCGGCATCCTTGTCGCCAAGGTCATTGATGGTGAGACGAATTCTCGAATCCCACTGACCCAAGAGCAGTTTGAGCGGGAGTCCTCAAGGGAAGTCTTCTTGACACTGCAGACCCCGTCCATCTCTTCCAAAGGTTTCGCCCCTACTCACTAATGGAAATCAAAAAGACAAAGTATCGCCACGGCACAGCTCATGGAAACAGTCTTTTCAACCAAGACCAGCTATTTCAAATCCGCCAATACTCAATGGCTGGATACAGAACCTCAGCAATCGCTATGCGGTTCAAATGCAACGTCACCACTATCCAACGGATCTTGGCTGGCAAGACCTACAAAAACGAGCATAAAAATGCCCCAGTTTCTCAGGCTGGGGCACGGTGACATGAGTTCTCAGGCTCATGTCTTCTCCGAACCACAAGGGAATGACACCAAGTGGAACGACGCGACTTTAAGTCTGTTGCTGCGTCATGAAAACTATAGCACTAGCGTTTCCAGGACGCGGGCTATACCGAAAGAGATCCAGGACATCCATTCGTCGTTGAGGAGCTTCAAATGAAAAGTGAACACCGCAACGTCCGCCCCGATCAGTTTGGCGAACTCAGTAGCCAGCTCTCGCAGGTGCTTTTGGGGACCGCTCACAGCCATGAGAAGACCTCACGTCAACTCAGGCGAGCCAAGCAACGCAAAGCCAAAACATCAGTGCTGCGCTGGCAGGTCTAACTAAACCGCTGGCATGAAGCGGATGTGATGGCAATCCAGTGACGTTCCTGCCTAATGACGCATGCCATTACCTGGGCCGGGTGATGGGGATTACCTACGAGCTGTTTACCCAGCTCACCAGGGCATGCCTCTCATAAGAAAACAGGTTCCCATCGAGGACGTGGGGTGGTTCCGGGGGTAGTGCCCAAACGAGCCGCACGTAAGGAGCGTTTTCAGTAAGTCCAGCTTGCGGTTGGGTAATTGATTTTCCTTGTTTGTCAGTTTACCCAACCTTTTTCTTTGTCGAATCAGCCCATGGATAGCTACTCAGTCTCCAAATTTTTCGTCAAGAATGTTTTATGCAATGACGAAATATATGTTGCCTTGACCCACAAGTTGGCATCTAGGCGCTACCGACGATTCAGGGGCAGGCCATTAGCGGAAATGCAGAAGTGGAAAGCTCGCGGCTTACTTTCGTCCGAGGAGCAGGACTATTTAGAGCTGCTTCTTGTTTGGAAGACCCGCCTCGACCATCTTCGCATCGATTACTTCAGTTCTTGCTTTTCTCTTTGACATGCAAACCTTTCACCGCACCACTGGCAGATACAAGGACATCCGTGTCTTTGACCCAACAACCCCCGCTCTGAGAAGTTATTTGATCAATACGGGGCAATTGCCGAACCCAGCATTGAGGAAACCCGAAGAGACTAATGAAGAACGTATGGCTAGGATAAAAAATATCAGAAAGCAGTGGGAAAGTGTTTTACAACAGCTCGGCTGATTCAGCGATTTTCACCAATGAGTGGCTGTGCGACCGGATGGTTTATCTGATCGAGAGTGGTCGGGAGGACGACGCCGCTGCACTAGCCACTGAGTGGGAACCAGGCGGAGTTTGGAGGCATCAGCCCGACCAGTAACTCCATCTAGTTTTAATTAAATATTCGCCAGCAGCCCAGTCGCAGGCTGCTTTTTTAGTGTCTTCACGCTGCTGTTATGCAATGATATTTAATGAACATAGATGAACCCCGTTCTTAGCATTTTTCTCCGCTCTTGTATGCATGGATTTAAAGTTTGCACTGGATATTCTCGGTAAATTGAGTGTTCCCGATGCAGCGAAAGTATGTACGCTCCAGCCCGCATGATCAAGACGATAGCACCCATATTTGAGTTCCCGTTGGCCGCCATT